TACGGGGCCAGCCCGATGATCCAGAAGACACCGGAGCCCAGTTTCCGCAGTCTGTAGGCGGTCCGTGCCGTCACGCATCAACGACGCGAGTTTGGCCGCTCCGACGTTGTGGCGGTGCGGGCCGCTGTGTCTTTTCGACACGAGTCTAATTGACACACCTTCCGTGTGGGCGCTATTCTGATTCGTGAGCGGCCGGGCCTCGCGATTCAGCGGAGCACACCCTGGGCATCCTTGATCGCATCAAGGCAGTTACTGGCGCGACCCCCTACCCGTCGCGCAACGGTACCGCTCACCCTGAATCCAGCGTCGAGGGCAAGGGCGCGTCTGTCGTTCACGCAGACTTCTGGCCCCACGAGGCCACCCGTGCGCTCTCGGAGCTGGACCCCATCGGCTCCCGCCGCATTCTCGCCGCAAGCTACGTCCTGTACGCCATCCTCCGGCACCGCTCGCTAAAGCTGTGCGAGGCTCCGGTGTACGTGGGGCGCGAGGACGACAACGGCGATTTTGAGGCCGTGGATCACTACCTGGATGAGCTGTTCCGCGAGCCCAACCCGGACCAGGACTGGCAGGACGTGGCCACGCAGACGCAGTGGCTGATCGACCTGGACGGAAGGGCGCTATGGCTCCGATCCCTGGACCGTGGCAACCGGACCCGCATGATCGACGTACTGCACGAGGGTGAGTTCGGGGTGCGCCCTGACCGTGAGTCACGGAGATTGTACGGGCGGTTCACGGTCTCTTCCGACCTCGCGTCCGGCGAATACCCGCCCGAGGAGGTGGTCTTTTTCCGCACCCCGCACCCGTACGACCGCTACGAGACCACGAGCCCAGTGGACGCCGTGGCCTCAATGTTGGGAATCGGCGGCGAGCTAACCACGCGGATCAAGGCGATGGTCAAGAACGCCGCCGCGCCGGGTGGGTTCTTCGTGCGCCCCGCCGACGCACCCCGCATGGACGACGAGGCGTTCGCTGCATCCGCCGCCCGATTGAAACAGGAATACAACGGCGTCCGTAGCGGTGGCGTCGGTTTGCTCGAAGGCGGCATGACGTTTGAGGAGGTGGGGTGGACGCTCAAGGACATTGAGCACGGCGCGTTGTGGCGCGAGGTCGAGGCCGCAGCTTGCGCCGCGTTCGGCGTGCGGCCGGAGATCCTGGCCTTCATGGTCGGCTTGGAGAACGCGCCGTGGTCGCACATGGAGACCGCCCGCCGGCTGGAGTACGAGGACGCGCATATCCCCATGTGGCGCACGTGGGAGCGCACGCTCACCCGACAGATGCTGACCCCGGAGGAGCGTCGTGCGGGGCTGCAAGTCAAGTTTGACCTCTCCAAGATCCCGGCATTGCAAGAAGACTTCGACCGCATGAGCCGAATAGCAGTACGGCTCGGGGACGACCTGTCGATCAACGAACGCCGGGTCATGTCGGGCAAGGAGCCGCTGGACGGCGCAGAATACGACGAGGTCCGTGGGCGCGTCGACCCCCGGAGCGGTCGTGCCCGCGAAGATGGCACCGACCCAACTGTGGAGGACCCCACGATCCAGCGCGGCCGATTCCGGCTCCAAGCCAAGCAGGCCCTCACCGAAGAGCAGAAGTCAGCCATCTGGCAGAAGTTCGATGCCTTCGTGAGCGCCGAGGAGGCTTGGTGGGAGGCCGAAGTGATTCCGGTACTGGATGCGGACAAGGAATGGGCGCTCCGTTGGTTCGAGGATGGCGTCAAGGGTTGGTATCGCCTGGAGGTCAAGGAGGACTTGGNAGCCCGCGTGCGCCGTCTCATGGCCCAACTCGACCGAGAATACGACGTACACCGGCTGCCTGCATGGCAAGGGCTGTCCGGGGCCATGGTGTCGCGCACGGCCCGTGCGGCGGGGCGTCGTGCGGCCGAGACCATGGGCCTGGATTGGAACCTCATGATCCCCGGCGTGGACCGCTACGCTGAACGCCATGCGGCAGAGCTGGTGACGCAGGTTACCGGCACCACGAAAGACCGCATCCGGTCTGCGTTGTCCCGTGGGCTCCAGCGCGGTGAGGACATCCCGACAATCGCAGGACGCATCCAGGAGTCGGGCGCGTTCTCCGAGTCTCGCGCCACGCTGATCGCNCGCACGGAGACCACGACCGTGGCAAACGCGAGCCAAGTAGAGGGCCTGCAAGCATACGCAGCCGCAACCGGCGAAGAGATCCGTAAGACGTGGATTGCCACCCGCGACGACCGCACCAGAGAGGAGCACATGGAGATGGACGGCGTGGAGGTCCAGGTGGATGCGGAGTTCAACACGCCCGATTTCGGGCTCATGCAGGGGCCATCTGCGCCCAACTGCCGCTGTACGCTTACCTACCGTCTAGTCAGGGAGGGCGAGGAATGACCGAGCACAAGAGGAGAGACGCCGCCCTCCAGATCAAGGCGGTGGACGAGGAAAAGCGCCAGTTCACGGGCCTGGCATCGACATGGGAAAAGGATCTTGGCGGGGACGTTATCCAGCAGGGCGCGTTCGCAAAGACCCTCAAGGCGTGGCGGGAGGAGGGCAAGGTGCTCCCCCTTCTCGACTCGCACAAGTACGGCAGCATCAGCGCCGTCCTGGGGAAGATGATCGACGCCAAGGAGACGGACGCGGGCCTTGAGGCCACGTTCCAGCTCCGCGCTGGCCCGCAAGGCGAGGAGGCGTGGGATCTCGTCCGGGAAGGCTACGTAGATGGGCTGTCCATCGGCTACGAGGCACGCGGCTGGGAGAAGCCCACAGACGAGGAAGAGAAAGACGGCGTGTGGCGCAAGCTGACCGAGGTACACTTGGTGGAGGTCAGTCTCGTCCAGATGCCGATGAACCAGGGTGCCCGGATCGCGGCTGTGAAGTCCGCGCTCGACGCGATGGCACCGGAGGACATGAGCGACGAGGACCGCAGGACCCTACGTGAGCTTGCCGGCCGCATCGGCGCACTTCTTCGCCCGCAAGGCTCCAAGTCAGAGCCCGAGCCGGCGAGGGACGAACCCGAAGCGCCCGAAGAGCCCGAGGCCAAGCAGGACCAGCAGGACCCGGAGTCGACCCCCGAGCCCTCGGCAGATTCGGCACCGGAGCCAGACGCAGCGCCCGAGCACGTCCGGGAGGCACTCCTGGAGCGACTGGGGCGAATCAACCGCACGACAGCAAAGGAATCCGACGATGAGTGAGAACATCAGGCAGATCCGAAAGGACCTGGCCGAGGGCTACCGTTACCTTGAGGTGGCCGAGGCCAAGCTCCGTCAGGGCAACGTGCCTTCCGCCGAAGTGGACACGATCAACAAGAAGGCCATGGAGGTCGAGGAGCTTCAGGCCAAGGTTGATCAGTACGACAAGATCGCGGGCATTGCCGAGAAGGGCCGTCAGGTCATGGACCGCAAGATGCCCGGTGCTGGACGCGACGAGAACCGGAAGGGCGTGCGGGCGACCCCGGGACACATCTTCGCTACCTCCGACGCGCTGGCCACCTACGTGGCGCAGGGCAAGCAGGGGTGGTCGGCCAAGGTCGACATCAAGACCCTTCGGGGCGAGCAGGTGAAGCTCTACGGCGACGAGGCCGACAAGTACCTGTCCCGGCTGGAGTCGAAGGACTTCACGGGCGTGGGCTCCGGAATCCCCACCCGGCCCTTCGACACGTTCCCCGAGCGCGGGCTTGACCCCGACGTGGTGCGCATCCAGGAGCCCGAGATCCTGACCATCCGGGACGTGCTCCAGGTCATGCCGGTCACCGCTGACACGGTGCGCCATGTGCGCTTCGAGTACACGGACGGGGCCGCCGCGCAGGATGGAGAGGGTGGGCTAAAGCCCTACTCCACCGTGGTCGCGTCTGCGGTGAACGTGCCGCTGGAGACGATCGCGGTGCTGCAAAAGGTGCCCGAGCAGGCGCTTGAGGACACCCCCCGCATGATCACGATCATCAACGAGGAGATGCGGCGGGATGCGAAGGTCGAGGAGGAGCGGCAGCTCCTGTGGGGTGACGGTGAGGATGGAGAGATCGACGGCCTGTGGGGTGAGCTGACCGACTACGAGTTCGACCGGGCCGTGTCCGGAGACACGATCATCGACACGATCCGCCGGATGCGGACCGACATCCGCAAGCGGCAGGGCATTCCCAACTTCGTCGCCATCGACCCCGTCGACTGGGAGAACGTCGAGCTGGCGAAGGGCACGACCAACGGTGGCGGTGACGGCCACTACGTGTGGGGGCTCGTCTCCGACCTGCGCGGCCCGAGGATCTGGAGCCTGCGGGTGGTCGAATCCGACGCCATGGAGGCCGCGGACGGATCGCGGCGCATCCTGATGGGCGACGGCAACCGTGGGGCCACGATCTACGACCGGCATGACGTGCGGCTCGCGGTCGGGTTCGTGAACGACGACTTCAGCCGGAACCTGCGGACCCTGCGGGCTGAGCAGCGCATCGCGCTCGCGGTGAAGCGTCCCTGGCTGTTCTCGTGGGCCGAGACGGCCGACGCAGAGTCCTGACCCGCTGACCTGACACCCTGAGACGGTGGGGGCTGGCTCCGGCTGGCCCCCGCCAAGGGGGAAGAGAATGAAATACCTGGAGGCGAAGCGGTTGGCCGAACGTCAGGCGCGTGAAGCCGAAGAGGAGCAGGAGCCCGAGGCCAAGATGGACACCGGCGAGGTGGCCAACAAGGCCGTGCTGGATGGCCCCGCGAACAAGGACGAGTGGAC